GATCCTGAGCCCATTTCGCGTTCAGGTAGTCAACCACCAGCATCAGGTCTTCAGGGCTGTAATCTTCGGCCAGGCGTCCCCGGATATAACCCAGCGTCGTTTTGGTTCGTCCCCCCTTGCCATAGGTCGAGTTGGTTACCCGATTGAAATGATCCAGAACGAGTTCTGCCGGATCGGTCTGGTCTGGTTGCAGCGCAACCGGACAAGAGTCTTTACCTGTAATCTCTGTAGTACTCTCTGTTGTATTCTCTGTAAGATCATCGTGCCAATTTGACCTGATGACAGCGGTTCGTTTTGACCCGGTGGAGCGTTTCACAATGACCTCTTCCATCGTGTCATTTTGACCTGATGGAACGGCGCATTTTGACTTCTTCGATTTGGTCACTTTGACCTCATCTAAAAGCTCACTCTCGTAGTTGATCGTGTAGTAGTTCGTCATGTCGCGCTGGGACTTGTTCAGCTGCTCAACTTTAAGCACGCCCAGGCTCTTCAGCCGGGTGAAGGTGCGCTTCACAGTGGATTCAGACCAGAACGGGAATTGCTCAAGCCATTGCTCTGTCGTGTTGTAGATCCAGCGTACGCCGTCACGCTCCAGCCCTGAGTTAGTCTCCTGCAGCCAGTAGTTAAGCTGCTGCAGCGCAATGGCTTCATTCAGGCCGATGCTATAGGCAAGGTCAGGATTGATGACTATCGGCCTTGATGGCATTAACAGGCTCATAAGACCCCTCTATTTCCCTGAATTTTCGTCTGAACTGCTCGAGGGGGCTAAAGCATTCATGCTCGTACCCTTCACGCAGGTATATAACGCGCTGTGTCTGGGGCTCCCAGCGTATGACCCTGACCGGGACACCGTAGTGATCTCTGAACCATCGGTTAAGTTCTCGCATACTTTCTCCGCCTGACCGTTAAAGTCCCCTACCACCCACTGAGCAAACTGGTAGCAGACAGGCTCGAACCCGCCTGGTACTCTTACCCCATACACGAACTGCACCGGTCCTGCTCCACCAGGAACTGGCCGCGCTACAAGTTGCGACCTGCGGTATTGTGTTGATAAACTGTTCATGCGTTAGTAATCTCCACTGATAACGACACGCCACGACGCCAGGAGCTGCAACTCGCTGGCGTCACTTCTTTTTGCGTGCAAACAACGTGATAATTGCCGCGATCTCTTCTTCACGCGCAGCCAGGTGGCGGCGGTGATGCACCATGATTTCTTCAGCTTCATGTCTTTCGATTACCCCATCCTCAAGTGCCTGTTCGATAATCTGATCAACCTGTCCCCTGGCGGCAGAGGTGCGCATTGCCCGGCTGAACAAGTCCACGCGATCCAGCTCTTCCAGGTGCGGAACATCCACCAGCAGAGCCCCACGGCGGCGAGCGAAGTAATCAGCCAGTAACGACGTGTTGGAAATGTCTTCCATCGCTTCCAGCTCGCTGACTTCGAAGAAACGACAGCCGTTTTTCTCGTAAAGGTTGTTGTTAAACTGCGTCACCGTCATTCCCAGTGCGCCAGCCATTGCTTCGCGCCCACTAGGATATGCTTTACACATCGCTTTGACGGCTTCTTTGAGGCTTGGCTCTACCATATTGATTTTCCTTTTGTAGTTACTTTCAAGCAGCTGAATCTGTAGCCTTTTGGTAAAGGCTGGCGTCGTACTTAAGCTTGCCATTTGTAATTCGTTCAATGACAAATGCCTGTTTTTGTGGGATTACACTCCCCCATTGACACACCGCGCTATGGGTAACCCCTAACGCAATGGCTGTTTTAGTAATGCCGCCGTAGTATTCGACGACTTGATTTTTTAACATGCTTCACCTCCTTAAAGTTAGCATTCTTACATCGTATATGGACAGCATGCTTACGTCAATTGAATGTAAGATTACTAACGTGCAATCCGAGGAGAATTTATGGATACCGTTGGAAGCAGGCTGAGATTTAGGCGAAAGCAAAAGAAGCTTACGCAGCGCGATATTGCTGAGTGGGCTGGCGTCAGCGCATCTGCAGTTACCCAATGGGAAAGTGATGTAACCAAGTTATCAGGTGAAAATCTGATACTGGTATGCAAATGCCTTCAATGCTCGCCGGAATGGTTGGTTTTTGGCAATGGGGATATTGAGAATGGTATTAATATCAATCTCATCTCAACCAGAGAAGTCCCAGTTATTTCATGGATTCAGGCTGGAAACTGGACGGAAGTCATTGGAAATCCAGGTAATGAACTGGTTAAAACGACTCGTAAGCTTTCAGAGTCGGCATTTGCTCTTAGAGTAAAAGGCCATTCAATGACATCGAATCATGAGCTTAGTATCCCGGATGGATCGATTGTAATCGTAGAGCCAGAATACGGGTTTGTTGACGATGCCAATGGTAAAATAGTGGTTGCGCAAACAGTTGCGGGTGGAGAGGCGACTTTAAAAAAGTTAGCTATAGACCCGCCATATTCCTACCTAATCCCATTAAATCCATCGTTTAAACCTATTGAGGTTACCCAAGATACAAACCTGATCGGTATTGTTAAGCAAATCATTATAGACCTCTAACATTTTCCTCAAACCGAAGCCCGCAACCAGCGGGTTTTTTTTCGCCCCCAAAAGGTAAGAATACTTACAAAATAGTCTTGACTCAGAATGTAAGATATCTAATATTAACCATCGTAGGACGCCAACACTCCCGAGATAGAGAGTTGGATTGCCAAGATGATTCGCATAAAAAAGCGCCCAGTTGACGCTTAGCTCTTTAACAATCTGGATACCCCTAACTACCAAGCTTGACCACCGGGAAGACGACGAGCTACGCCTGCGGGATTTTTCGCTGCTGGGGTTTGATCCATTGTGAAATCACTTTTGCAGGAAGGACAAAAATGAATCCAGTAGCCTCCTCTAAAACCCTTTTCTGTGCCCGGCTGAAGTATCGATATTTTCTTTTGATGGAAGCAGTGTGGGCAGGCATTCACCGTAAACTGCACACCGTTGTGCGTTACCTGTGTCGAATACACAAGCGTTCCACTTTCCATTTTGTAAAGCGCATAACTTTCAGATTGAATATTAAAGTTTTCGAACTCTGCAATTTTTGCTTTGAGCGTTACGGCTTCTTCCTGGAGCGATCGTGCAAGCTCAACGAGAGATATGCATTCGCGCTGTACAGACGTAAGTTTTGACACCAAATCACTTACCGCTGCATTCACCTCTGATTCAGTTTTTGCATCAGTAATTAATTTTGCGAGAGCAGCTGTCTCTTTTATCGCAGCCATAGCAGCAGAAAATTCAGCAAGCATTTTCAGTACTCATCTTGTCGTTGGGGATATCCAGATTATCCGAATCCTTGTTGTTGGGGAATAACCAGGATGCACCGAGCCTGATGTGGATAAAAGACAGGCACACAACATGGAAGCGCATTCCCCTTCTTTCCGGTGGGGATCGGTTTGTAACTGAAGGAGTGCGCTTCCAGTTGTGACGTGTACAAGCGTACTGCAGCGCCGGTCGACGCAATTTTTAATCCACCCGATAACGGTTTCTTGAGGGTAAACACATGTCTTCATGCATGGCGGTAGTTTTAAACGGTGATACTGAAGTTAAATATTTCCCTTTCCACGATTGTGCTAGCGCTGAAGTAGCAACCGATATGGCCGACGAATGGCGCTATCAGGCTATTGATACTATCGGAGCTGAAGAGTCTTCCCGCTTCCACCTGCGCGTAGTTCGCCCAAAGGTCGTTTTTCAGCTTACATCCGGTGCTGTGGTGGAATGTGACCTCGATGATGTAGACATCGACCCGCGAGTCTGCGCCGATCTGGATTATCACCTCTGCGCATTCGGGTTCAATCGTAGTCTTGACTACTGCGGTAACTGGGATCTGGACGGCGCTGAAATTATCGAATACATCGCATAACGGCTTATTTTGGCGGCTATCCAGTCTTCCACCAGCCAAACAGGAGGAAGAGGATAATGTTCTGATGGGTAACCGCCCTTTTTACACAAGACACGAGAGCACCACCGAGAGACGGGCCCATCACCCAATCCGCTCGGGCGGATTTGCAGCCGCAGGTGCTCTTCTGTGTTGTGTGGAGATAACTAACTAATCCTTTGCAGAGGACACAGAAATGAAATTATCAAAGTTGCGTAACGCCATTGTCTATCGGGCTACTTTGCCCAGTATTGAAGCGGTTGAAGGGCACCTGCAGGAATTGCCCTACTCTGAACTTGCAGAAACGGAGTTCGCGCGGGCTTCCTTCGTTCCTAACCCGATTACCGGCGAGCTGGTTACGCCAATTACTGGCGGTTATGCAATCGTGGTTCGCCGCGATGAGAAAATAATCCCCCAGCACGTCGTAATGAAAGAAGCCAATGAGCGTATCCAGCGCATCGAAAATGCATGTGGTCAGAAACTGAAGCGCGCTGACCGTAACAACATTATCCAGGATGCTAAGGTTCAGCTCTGCAAACAGGCATTCATCAAGTCGTCTCTCTTCCTGGTCCTGTATAACACTGAAGAGAATCTGCTGATCATTAACTCTGCCAATAAAAATATTGCCAATTTAGTCGGGGCGATGCTGGTTAAAGTGATCGGCTCAGTAAAAACAGTCACGATCAACATCAGTGATATCAAAAACGGCCTGACAACACGCCTTAAAAACCATCTGGACGGCGAAGAATCAGCCTTTGCCGGGTTTGAGGTCGGTGATTATGTCCAGCTATCCCGCCTGGCAGAACAGAAAGAAGTTATTCGCTACTCTGCGGAACATACTTCCGTTACCAGTGAAATTCTGGAAAGCCTGAACACAGGTTTTATCGTCGATAACATGGAATTAAAAGGCTGTGGTGTCTCTTTTCTGCTTACAGACCAGTTCCATTTCCGGCGGATTGATACCCAGGATAATGATTATTCTGATGATGACGACAAAGCCTACCGCTGGCGTCACCAGGCAGGTACGGACATGTTCCAGTTCTGTAAAGTAATTAACCAGCTTTGCGACCTTCTGTCTTACAAAGAACCAGAAGAACAAAAACCAGCAGCCTGATTAGAACAGCAGCAATTACCCCATTCTCATGGGTTGGGTTGCTGCACCCTAAAACGCGTTGCAGCGCGTCAGTTGGAGAAATACAAAATGGAAAAAACAGTACAGCAGTTAATTAAACATGCCTTTGAGGCAGCTAAAACAATGCCTCCTGCAAATTCAGAACTCATTAAAGAGCTGGCAACAATGCTCGATGTCTCGAATATTACCCTTCGTCAGGCATGTAAAGAACGTGACGCTATGAAGGAAGAAGTTATTTCCTGGGCAAAAGAATGCGATCGAATTGTTGAGCGCCACACAAAAACCCACAGCAATATGCACGTTCTGGAAGCAATGCGCGATCTGAAGAATATCGCAACGGCATCCACCAGCAATGCGGAGGCTGTCTGATGGCTAAAGACTCAAAGGTTGTATACGGGGCAAGCGGCAAAACGAACGTTTTAACGTTCGAACCTGAAAGCCTGCATCTGGTTACCGACAAAACTCACCCGCTTTACGATGAACGGGTCCACCTTCCTATCGACGAAGGGATGGTTCTTAACATCAAGGAGCTGGGTGTACTGGAGCCGATTATCGTCTGGAAAGACCCAGAATCAGGGTTTACCTGCGTAGTTGTTGGCCGTCAGCGCGTAAAACATACCCTGGAGGCAAATAAGCTTCTTTTGAAAGAGGGCAAAGACCCCCTGCTTGTTCCTGGGGTCGTTAAGCGCGGATCAGCAAATCAGATGGCTAAATACATGGTCAGCGAAAACGAAATTCGCCGACCTGATACACCGCTTGGCCGGGCAAAAAAAATGTCTGATCAGCTCGACCGCGGGCTCGATGAGGACGACATTGCAGTGTTGTTTGGCTGCAGCGTTCAGACCGTTCGTGCAACGCTCTCCCTTCTCGATGCCACCCAGGCCGTCAGGGAAGCGGTGGAGGCTGGCACAGTTACCGTTACCCAAGCCCGCCAGCTTGGCACGCTTCCCCCTGAAGAGCAGCGGGAAAAAGTGAAAGAGATTGAATCTGCGACCGCTGGGACTACCGGTCATGAAAAAGCCCGGCGTCAGCGTCAGATCCTCGGTGAGGCAAAGCCGCGTCTGAAAACCCGCAAAGAAATTACTAAAGCCCTGGAATCTGCCGAGGGTGAGTATGCGAGCGCACTCCGTTGGGTGCTTGGGGAGGCCGTATGACAATCGTAAAAACCCATACCGGCACCGTGATCACCAGAGACGGTCCGAGGGTAAAAAAACTGCACCAGACAGAGCGGATGTGGGTCGTCGGCAAAAACGAGTTTTACCACAAAGAAACAGGGCGCCGTCACTTTGCAGAAAATACGCGCCGCCGGCTGCTGCTCGACACCATCAAGCCTATCGAGGTGAAGCATGTTTAAACAGCACGAAAAGGCTATTTCACAGATTGCGGAATATATCCCGCGCGCCTGCCGGGGTATGCAGCTGCAGGAAGCGAAAGCGCGTCTGGAGAAAAAAATCGCGCTTTATACCGATGACGGCTGTGATGCTGCCGTTCTTAATGCGGCGTTTGCCCCAGCTCTTAACAGTCATACGCGGGAGTCTTTTTTTTCGTGCATCGCAGAGCAGCTGCATGAGGGGGCCGACAAATGATAGCCGGGACTACTAACTATGACGATGTGGCAGAAGTCCGCTGCAATTTGTGCGGCGGTTATTACAAAGCCGACGATCCGGAAAGTCACGAATGCGATGAAGAAGCCCATGACGAAATTGAGTGTGATATCTGCGGTTTCAAAAGTACTGACCCGGACGGCGCTCACTACTGCTGCGAGGATAACTCCGATGACTGATATCACCAAACTGGCGAGAGAGCGCCTGGAAAAAATTAAATCATGGCGTGGAACCTATGGAGCTGGAAGCAACGTAATGCTGCCAGCAGAAGAAGCTGAAGCGCTGGCCCGCATAGCACTGGACGCAATGGACAGAGACAAGGTGCGCAACGAGCACGCCGAGTGGTCACAGGCAACTTTCGGCAATGTCGGCCCGGTTGGCCCGCTGAAGCACCTCAGCAAAGAATCGCTGGAAGCTGCCGCCGAACCCGATGACCTCAGCGAGTGGGCAGATATGCAGTTCCTGCTATGGGACGCCCAGCGCCGTGCCGGTATTACAGATGAGCAGATTACCCAGGCGATGATCGATAAGCTGGCAGTAAACAAGCAGCGCTCATGGCCGGAGCCAAAAGACGGGGAACCAAGGCTGCACATCAAAGAACGACCTCGTAAAAAAGTAGACCGCTGTGATGTTTGTACTGAAGGGGCTCGCGGTGGGTGTGGAACGTGTATTTTTAACGGTAATTTTGAATGAGGTGCTTATGACTTCTACAGACTTTATGGAAGAAAAAGAAGTATTCGAATTGCTGGGAAAGAAAAAAACAGCAGTATGGCGTTTGCGAAAAGAACATGGTTTTCCGAAGCCTGTACTAACTTATCCAACTCGCTATAGTAGAAAAGCTGTGGTTGAGTGGATAGAGGCTGGAGGTATCAATCGAACAATCAAATACGCAGTGTGATATCCAGCTACCGATTTTTATAATACAGCCAGTTAGTACTGGCTGTATTTGTTTTTCATTTCGCGACTGTATATCCATATGGAAACAATATCTTTGATTTATTACCTGCATCAAAATCAAAGTTAATCGTTAAATTATGAAGTGGTATGAGCGTTTCTTCAGATAAACGATGTTCGAATCTTGGTTTCATTAGTGCCTCATATGGGACTTCGCCATCTTCTTCATATATATAGAAATCCTGACTTATCCTTAATATATCCACACCACTCAAATAAACCCCCATAACTTTACGCTCATCTTCTGCATTTACTTCGGTAACAATATCAATTGAGACATTACGATTCTTACCAGGTATAAGATGAAATCTGTTAGGGTATATTGCTAATATATCAGATATGAATTTAAACGACTCATCAAACTCTGGGTATTGCTGATAATCAAAGACAGCATTGAATTTTGAGCTTTTAAACCTCTCTCTTAACTCCCCCTTGGAATTAAAGAATATTTCGAATAGCATGCCCTCTAGAATCGATATTCTTAGCTCATCCTTTATGCCATTCGTCTTTTCGCGAAAACCTGCAATAAACTCAGTTGCTCCATTCGCGCTTCCACAAGATGCTTGATATATATTCCGACCGAATACAAATGCAGAATCAATATCAGAATTATTCAAATCATCAAAAGTTACACCTCTTGCCGCTGGGTTTTGTGAATACCAGTCATGATTTTTTAATTTAGATATAATATAGTGAAGATTGTCACCTGGCTTTATATGAAACAACTGATCAACTATGGACTCTCTCGCATATTTCCCGATTGTGGTAACAAGACTTATATTAAAGAAAAAATCGCCAGACAGTGATGTGTGCTCCCACGAGGTTTGTTTATTTTTAGTACTAACAGCTAGAGTATTCCTTACTCTTTTAAACATTTCTTCGATAGGAATATCAGGAGATGTAATGTGTTTGAGTAATGCTTCAGTATAGCTGCCATTCCTCCCGCGTCCATCACTAGCTACTTCCCCAGGAGAAGTAGCATACGCAATAATTGTACCTTTAGGTGCAAATAAAGGCGCTAAACCTTTTTGTGCTGGACCTCTATTCCAAGCTCTTTCGTATGGGTTACTCCTACATGCATCTAATATTATAATGTTTGTTTTATTATCACTACGTTCCATCGTCTCAATAATTTTATTTAAAGGATAAGATGAATATTTAGCATCAATTTCACTACTAAAATCCGTATCGACAGCATTTATATAATTCACACCGTCAATTTGCATGCCATGCCCTGCGAAATAAAACAAGCCAACGTCATTGCTATTTAAATTATCTCTAAATGAATTGACTGCTTCGTCTATGTCCTTTTTAGTGGCATTTGAAACATGAATAACAGAAAAGCCAAATTCAGATAGTTTACTCGCAATATCCTCTGAGTCATTTGTGGCATTTTTTAGCTCAGATCCTGGATAGTTGGAATTACCGATAACTAACGCAGTCATTTTCCTACTCATTATCAACCTCCATTTTCGTAACCATTAACATTATTAATTCAACTAAAGACAGATACCTTATATCATTAAACGAAAAACTAACTGTTAACTTTAATATGCCAAAAAATTTTATCAGCATATAACTCATATGCCTCTTTTTGCTCCTGAAGCCAGTCGTGTTTGTTATACACCGCCATCACTCCTCCCAGCTCATGTCCCAGCATCTTTTCGGTTACGTGGGGCATAACCCCTTCTCCTGACAAATTGGTAACCAGCGACCGCCGAAAGTCATGCGTTCGCCATTCTGGTATATCAATTTTATCCCTTAACTTTTTCATGTAGAGATTTGCTGATGAACGATCTATTGCCTTATCCAGTTCCTGGCCGGGAAACAGAATATGGTTTCCAGCATTTAGCAGCCTATCAACGTAAGGCTTTACCTGATCGAAAATAGGCCTACGAATCACGTTCCCCATCTTGGAATGCTCCGATGGAGTTGTCCAAATCAAATCATCCATATTGAACTCACTGGCGGTAGCAAGGCGCAGCTCTGATAGCCTGGCTCCCCAAAGCAAAAGCAGCTGATGAAGCACCTTGTTGGAGGTAACGATCTTGTTGTTCTCCAGCGCCAGCCAAATTTTTGCCAACTCGGTATAAGTGAGAACACGGCTACCCACATCAGGCTTTTTACCAATGGTCTTAACGCTAAGTTTCAGGACTTCGCACGATGGGATCAACTGGCGGCTGATACACCAGTTCATGACGGAACGTAGCTGTAGAAGAAGCACCCTGGCCTTTTTGCTGTTCTTCTTTTCCTGCTTATCAAAGAAACGCACCCATGCAGAAACAGGAATATTTACTACCGGTGCGTCCGGGAATTCTGTGTACATCGTGTTGTACACAACTGACTTGTACAGCGTCTGAGTGTTCGGCTTCAGCGTTTCAACATACTTGCTCCACCACTGATCCAGGCACTCTTTGAGAGTCAGTTCGCCATCTTCTTTGGCAAAATAATTTTTCGGGTTTAGTCCCTTGAGGTACAATTCGCGCATCTCACCGACGACTACGCGCGCCTCCTTGAGAGACATAGCGGGATAGCGGCCAATGGAGAGGCGAACGGGCTTACCGTTCCAGCGATAACGAAATTGGAATGTGATCGTGCCTGTGGGAGTTATGCGTACACTCAGCCCGTCACCATCTGTGACCTCGGCTGCGCCGCTGTATGGCTTAGCATTGATGCTACGAAGTTTGGTATCACTAAGGGCCACGGCTCTGTATCCTGTACACACTGAAATTCTGCATTCTGTACTCAATGTGTACGCAATGGCAAGTGAACGAAGTGATTTTCTAAGCGAATCGATGCGAACGCAAAGGAAATAAAAGGAATGAAATGCTTGATGGTACGGGGAATGATAGGATAACATGCAACACAAGCTGAACGCTTAAAAATCAGTAAGTTCTATGTCCCCTTAGTTAAATGGATATAACGAGCCCCTCCTAAGGGCTAGTTGCAGGTTCGATTCCTGCAGGGGACACCATGCCCAGCCGCAATAATCTTCTCTCTCGATCGACATCCGTTGCGTTACATCGCCATTACCTGCAATCTACAATCGTCCTTCCGCCTCGCCCTTTTTCCGCTCTTATCTGGTTAAGACAGCGGTGTTTTCATGGGGTTCATTTTGCTTCCCACGCCAAGTCGGTCGCTACGGGAAATGATATCATCACTGCCAAAAGCGCTTTCACACACGTGTAACTATCCAGCCTCCTATTTTATGCAGCTTCGCTTTCTGCATATTCAAGACTCTGCAGATATTGCAATGCTATCGGGTCGGCAACATATTCAACCTGACCATGATGGCGCTCAACTTCATCAATAATCCGACTAAGCTCAACCCGAAAAAACTCCTTGCGCAGATTAACTTTATTAATGCGATAATTTTCCAGGTGATCGTGCAGCGTTCTTTCCAGTGCGGGGGCATCGTCGCAGGAAATCATGGCATGGACGTCAAAATCAAAAGGTACCGCCGCTCCACTTAGCTCTTTCACTCGCTCCATAGGTTCCAGCCGTCGGGTCATACCAATTTTGAAGACATTTTCACCGAAGGAGCCGATATTCGAAATCACATACACATGTCCCTGTCTGGTGAGCTGAGCCATGGATTTGGCGCGTTCATACTGCTGATGTACTTCCTGGATTTTCTGCTCCAGCTCCAGACGCTGTCTTTCCAGCTCTTCCCGGTGTGTGCCTTCAGCGGCGAGAAGGGCTTCCCCCAGTAAACGCTGCTGCTCAGCAAGGCGTTGCTCCTCTTCTTCCGCTTCGCGCTGCTGCTGCTCCAGTTCATCCTGACGCTGTTTTTCTTCCCGCATCTGATGCTTAAGCTCAGCCTGATACTCTTTTTCTTCCTGCGCTTTTTCCAGCAGGGCGACCTTATCCAGAAACTGCTGCTTTACACCTTCCCAGTCGGCGTTATCTTCAAGTTCCAGAAAGGTGATTTTCTCGCTAATGGCCGCGTAAGCGTCTCTCTCCTTCCTGAGCTGGTCGTATTTGCTTTGCCAGTTATTTACCGTGGTGCCGGAAAGTAGTGTTTTGACTTTGAATTTATACGCGGAGTCCACAATACGCTGCAATGCCCTGGAGGCTTTATTTCTGGCATTGCGAAATTCATCCCACTGACCGGCAAGCTGTTGCTTTTCCTGATACAGCTTGCAAGCCACTTCGGTACTGACGATTTCGTCAAAGGCTTTCTCTTTTTTTGCCAGATCTGCGGCTTTTTTTCTAAAGCCGCGATAAATAATAATCCGTATTATCAGTGCAATGGCTAGCAGTAACCCAAAGAACAAACCAATAACGCCTGCCGGATTCGATACGGATTCAATGAATCGCTCATTAAGATTGATTAATGCCTTTACCGCAACATAAACTCCCCAGACCATCACGCCTATAATGACCAAAATGAGAATTGCAACATTATCATCCTTTTTTCTTCGTGCCATATTTACTTCCTGTTTTATTTTAATCTTGATGAATTACGCGGAATAACAGAAAAATGATGCTCCGCTCCCTGTTAATACTGATTTCCGGAACAAATCGGTAAATGGGTAAAGCCGGGCTTACTGGCCATATAAAGAGGCGCACAGGTGGGCTGGCGGGCTGGTGTTTCGACCGGCTCATCGCTTTCAATAACGCGTTGTGGCTCTTGCTTTTTCGCTGTTGTCGCCTTTTTGATTTGTGTTTTATGGGAGGGGGTGGAAGGTTTAACCCGCTCGCGAGTTACAGAATCACCATATCCAGAGCAAAATCGCTTTGATTGACTCAGGCTTCCGTCATTACAGACAAACCGGCCATCGGATGTACAATGCGCTATCCCGCCTTTTGAACCGGAGCAGGGCTTTCTTCCACGAGCAGCGTCAGCCTGAGTGGTCAACAAAATGCCTGAAAGCAAGAGAAGAATTAATTTTTTCATTTCCATATCCGTGTTGTATTTCGTTATTTGGGGTTCTGTTCCCTGTCAGTTATTAACTGATTCGCCAGAGAATACGCAATGATTAACTGACAGATAAATTATCACTTCTTCCGTTTTCAGTTTATTGGTGGCCGCTGTGCGCAGGACATGGCGGGTGTGGTTATTCCGGTTAACGGGGTCAGGATATCCATTACGCCGGAGAGTCGTGCAGTGCATACGCGATGTACGGCAGGTCAATATTACTGTTGCTGTATGCCATCACCACTTCGGTGGTGACCGCATCATGACGCACAAATACTGAGGCATCCATCAGCGTTAATGGCCGTGCACGGGGTAAAATCCAGATGCAGTTTTTTAGTATTCCTGTAGAAGATGGATTTCGTGATGCTAACCTTACCGTCCGTGACGGTCTGCGTCAGGCCGCAGCCCGCGATACAAACCTAATATACCAATAAAATTTACGTAGCAATTTTGGATAATCGAAATGAGTAATACTGTATATACTTTAGCTAACGGCGGTGTTCCAGAAATTCAATGGCACCAATCGATAAATTACTTCGTTCAAGATATTGTTTTCTTTCTTCCTCTCTTAAACTTTCCCAAAATGGTTTCCAGTATACGTTCCACCAAAACTCCATATCTCCTTGCAGACTACCATAAGCACCAAAGTCCTTATCAGGAAATGCACACTCTGGCTCTGGAGGTTCTAAGCCTTTCTCACAAAGGCAATTGATAAATTCATTATCATTTGTGATAAGTCTTACAATATCCTGTTCAAACTCCTTAAATTTATAACAAACGAGGACTTTATTATGGTCTGAAACCTTCTCTTTTACCTCGCTTATTTTCACCTCCCTGTGAAAAAATAATTCAATCAAATGTTCAATGACTAATATGTCCTCAGGTTTTATCATAAAACATGCTGAATGTGCATATACATTGCTTTTATCTAGAGAGGAAAATAAAGGATACCCCCCCTCCTCTGGCAACGCCATAAATTGAGCATGAGGAAAATCATCCTGTAATCTGTTTTTTTTCCTGAATAAGTTAAATAAGTTAATTTTCATCAATATAGTCCGCCACCCAATCTGCACCAAAATAACCAGCGGTTCCGAATATAACTCCGCCTATAAGCCCTGTTAGCACCGCCCCAGGGCCCGTCTCAATGCCAACCGCCGCACCAGCCACTGTACCTATTTTTGCTCCAGCTACAGCCATCCCCCATCCTCCAGCTTGCCTAATGACTTCAGCGGTTATCGGTTTCACACTCCCGTTTTTAAGCGATTTTTCTGACGCCTGTTCTAGATCATAAGCTGTAAAGACAATTCCTGTCACCTGTACGACACGAGCGGCACGTGTAAAGTACTTTGCGTATTTTAATGTCTCTGGAGTGAAAACCGCGGATGCGGGTATTTTTTCACCGTGTAGCAATACTTCCCTATCTATATCCTTAACATATTTTGATATTTTATCAATACGTTTTACCAAGTGTGGATTTTGGCTCTTGTAATCATCAAGGCTCTTAAGTATTTCTTCTGTAGAAATTAATTTCGCACCCGACCTTACAGCTTTTTCAACATCAACAATAATTGTTTTACCTTCAAATCTTGGAGATCCTTCCGGAAAGGCAGAGCTAGTGGAAATATATGATGAAGCGTTCTCCCCCATCACATGCTCAGCTACAGAGTAGGATGCTGAAAAATTCTTTGGAATTAAACCATACCGTTCAGGGTTAGTTTCTGAAAGCATTTTTGCTTCTGATAAGTCCATCTTTGAAAGATAGGAATCAGAATTTGAAGCATATATTTTCCTAACAAGAAAACCGTCTTTCCCTGGCTCATCAACAACGATAAAGAAGAATGCACGGGCTGGCATTAACATACCAGTTATTTCGTACGTTGAATGTGGAGTTTCATTAGTTAAAGTTGAATGCTCAGTCATCTACCATCTCTCCAGAGCCAGGACACCTAGCCAAACGGTAAGTTTGGCTGATTCTTTTGAAAAAACGCGTTTGCACAGACCTTGATTGTCGGTGACACCTTTAAATGTTTCACCATTTTCGCTAGAGATAAAATATGGGACATTGGCCATGGGCTTACCACTATCATCCAAGATTCGGAATTGTTCATCGAAGAATCCATTCCGGATTAAATCGTCAACTAATGGCATTGATATTGATGGCGTTGGTGTTGAATTTGCACCAGCAAACATCGTCCGCTTCACCTTGCGTATATAGGTCGCCGTCGTACCATACTCGACCTTCCCGGCCTCAAGTCGCAGGTAGCTCCCGCCACCGATAAGCGTGATACGCTTCTTCCCGGCAAACGAGATGTCACTCGCCGAACTCAGCGTCAGCTTCTTCTCAGCAAACAGCCGCAGGCTGGCATTCTGCGCCTGCACCTCGACCGGCCCTTCTCCGGATTTCAGACTCAGCTGGCCGGTGCGGGCAAAGAGCCCCAGCTTCTCCCCGGCCAGTGCGGTCATGTTGCCCATGACACCGGCATTGATATCCTCCCCGGCATTAATGGCGACATTCTTCGTGGCCGTCATTTGCAGATGCTCCCCGCTGGTCAGCGCCATGCCTTCCGGGGCTGAGAAAAGCACAGCTTCATTGAGCGGTTTCAGCCTCTGCTCAAACATCTGTATCTGGCTGTCCACATCCGCCTTCAGCGTCTGCGCCTGCTCTGCCGCCATTTTCAGCTGCTGCAGTTGCTGGTTAAGCCGGTCGATTTCCTTCAGGGCCGTATCCCTGTCCAGTGCGTCACCCTGCGCTTTCAACTGCGCATCCGCACTGACAAACAGCCCTTTTCTGGCACGGATATCAGGTCAAACAGCGGAGGAAACGCCTTAGCTGGCTCCTCGTGGTCGTAACCCGGTATGGCGTCGAGATCATGGTCCAGGGAAAAGGTCAACATACTGCCTGCCAGACGAGCGAGCTCAGCCCATACCTGTTCAGGTGGACGTGAAGGAAAACGCTCGTATTCTGTTAGCACTGTGGCGTGAGAATTCAGTGCATTCAGCAACCAGAAAAGGGAAACATCGGCGACGGCAAAATCGGCGAGCCTTTCGTTGCTTTCTCGTCGCATCGTCATCAGACGCTGGCGTCGGGAACGTAACTGGCGATTAAGCAACATCAGACGTTCGTGAAGGACCGGGCTTGCTCCAAATGACGCCACTGGAGGAATAAAAGAGGGATCCTGTCGCCACGCATTTTGTCCATCCCGAATCAGTCTTGCGACCGGACACACTTTCCAGGAATCATTGCTTTCATGGGCAAACCGGATGGTGAAATTAAACCGGGCAACTGCCATAGATTCTTCTTCAGAGCCAAAGGCATCCTGCAATGTTATCCACTCTTCACGATAGCGAAGCGGCCGTTCTGAACGGACGCCCTCCTGTTCAACGTTGCTCATACCTGGCTGCATGTGCGGCAATGCAATGACGACAGTTACCGCATCACGACCTGCCAGCTGGCTGGCATCTAACTCACGCGGCGCCGGAGGCAGATCGCTCCTTTGCGCATCAATTAATGAACCATCTTCCAGCCAGAGGCGTAACTGCGTAATCTGGATCAGGCCGGACGAAAGAAGACTGTCATTAAACTCAATCTTTTCCACGCCCCAGGGGAATGGGGATGCCAGCGCTGCTGCACCGGCACTGCGGAAAGACTCCCATTCAGCCTGCTGCTGGAACTGTTGAGGGGACAGTAAAGCCCCCTCGTTCCACAGTGGACGATAAATTTTCATCCCATCCTGCCTTATGCTTTTGCTTTGGGCATCTGAGATACCAGCGACAGATTGACGTCCATCCCCTCGACCTGGAAGTGCGGTACCGCGTACAGCTTCACGCGGAAGAAGCCTGGGTTATCCTCAATATCTTCCACCACCACGCTGGCATCGCGCAGCGGATGGGAGGCCTGCAGCTCGTCGCCAGGGTCGGTCATTTCAGTCACCAGGCTCCGCACCCAGGTGTTCAGCTCCAGTTCCAGCAGCCGTCGGTCCTTGGTGGTGCCGATATTCTCGCGCTGGATCATCTTCAGGTAGTGCGCGATGCGCGACAGCAGGAAGATGTAAGGCAGACGCGCGTTGATGCGGCTGTTGGCGGTGGCGTCGGCGGTATCGTACAGCGCCGGTTTCTGCGCGGAGTTGGCCGAGAAGAAGCAGGCGTAATCGCGATTTTTGTAGTACGACAGCGGGATAAAGCCCAGGCTGGCGAACTCAAACTCCCGCGTTTCCGGGATCATCACCTCGGAAGGGATCTTCACCTGGTTGCCGGTGCCCAGATCGTACAGATGGATGGGCAGATCTTT